CGCCAGCTGGCCTTCTGTAACCCTCAGGGCGGCGAACGCAATCGAGATTGAATATGTTGCGGGATATGGTGACGCCGATGATGTGCCGGAGGAGTTCAAGCACGGCATTAAACTTCTCGTCGGTCACTGGTACACCAACCGGGAAGCCATTGACCTAGACGCTGCCCGTGGTGGAATAGTGGAAGTTCCCTTTGCAGCTTCCGCCCTGTTCGGTGCTCACAGGGTGCATACATGATGCGGGCGGGCGAGCTGCGCCACAGGATAGTCATAAAGGAAATCACTTATAAAGACGACGAGATGGGGCAGCCGGAGAAATCCACCAGCACACACGCCACTGTATGGGCGCACATTGAGCCGCTTCGCGGACGAGAGTTCTGGAATGCGCAACAGGCCCAATCCGAGGCAACCCACCGCATCACTATCAGACGCCTTGATTCGGTAAAACCCACCATGCAAGTCGAGTACGGAGACCGCCAATTTACAATAGACACTATTCTGCATCCCGGTGAGACGGAGACGCATCTGTTGGTGGTGGAGTCCCTTGGCTGAAGTTGAGTGGAGAGTTGACACCAGCAACGCAGAGAAGCAGCTGATGAAGCTCGGACGGGCCTTTGGTGCCGAGGCCGTGGAGAGTGTACTGTATGGCGCAGCTGAGATTGTGCGGGATGAACTCAGGATTCGCGCTCCGCTCGGCCCCACCGGGCGACTGCGCCGCTCCCCTGTTGTCCGCAAGATGCGCCGCAGGTTTGATCGTCCCGCAACTCATATCGCGGCGATGGATAGGACTGTGGCACCCCATGCGTGGTTAGTTGAATATGGTCGCTACAAAAACCCCTACTTTCGCCCCACAATTGAAGCCAAGCGCGGGGAGGTGGCATCTCACCTGAAAGACGGCGCGAAACGGCTATTGGAGCGTGGTACTAGATGATAGAATCTGAAATCCGTGACTGGTTGGTGGACAACGTGCCCACATGCGGTGGACGAGTCCGCCCCTCTTACCGCCCGCCCTCCGAGGAAGAACCTTCTCTCACCTACAGCAGAATCACCGGTTCTCGAGACTACACGCATTGCGGTAAATCCGGCCTGGCGTCCGGTACTTTCCAGGTGGACTGCTGGGCGCAGAGCTATGTCACCGCCAAGGAGATGACCCTTGAGGTTGTGGAGATTGGCGGGTATCAGGGCGGCAATATCGCTGGCGCGTGGGTGGAGTCTGAGTCTGACACTTACTACCAGGACACAGGTTGGTTCCAGATAGCAATCGACATCCGTGTCAATTACCAAGAACGCGAGGAGGAAGAGAATAATGAGTGATGCCATTTTCGCACATGGCACAAGGCTGCAGGTTGATGACGGTGGCTATGAAACCATCGCGGAGGTCACCAATATCTCCGGGCCGTCTATTTCTGTCGATGAGATAGATGTGTCTTCGCACGACTCCGGCGATGAATACCGCGAATTCATTGCTGGCATGCGGGATGGTGGCGAGGTGTCCTTTGAGGGCAACTTTTTGTCCAGTCATGCCGACGATGTGCTGGCCCATCTTAACTCCGGCGACAACGAAGACTGGAAAGTCATCTTCCCGGATGCTAACGACACCGAGTGGGCATTTTCCGGTTTCGTGAGTGCGTTTGAGACTACCGGAAACTTCGATGACAGAGCCACATTTTCTGCAACTATCAAGATATCCGGCAAGCCAACCCTCTCTTAAGGAGGGTGAGAAATGAGCGATGCACAGTTTGCACACAGCACTAAACTCAGAATCCATGACGGTGTCGAATACAAGAGCGTAGTAGAGCTCACCAATGTTTCCGGCCCGTCCATATCTGCAGATGAAATTGATGTATCCTCGCACGACAGCTGGAAACACGCCCCGGCGATAGACGAGTGCACCTTTAGTGAGGTGGACAATACGGTTACTGCTGGTGGGCACGGGCTACGGGATGGTGAGCGCATTCGATTCTCCACCACAGACACCCTTCCGGCGGAGCTGAGCGACGACCGATGGTACTACGTCACCAATAAAACTGACGATGACTTCCAAGTGGAGAAATACCCGGAGGCTGGTGTTGTTGAGTTCACCGACGACGGCACAGGCACCCACTCTTTCCACTACGCCTACCCTTACCGTGAGTTTATCGCCGGCATGAGGGACGCGGGCGAGATAAGCATCGAGGGTAACTTTATTGTTGACTCTGACAACAAGTCCTCGCTGGACGTACTCTCAGAATTGCACGGCGGGAGCGAGTTGGACTGCGAGCTTGAGTTTCCCGACGGCACCAAGTGGGCGTTTGACGCTATCGCCACTGCATTTGAGACTGCGGGCAATTTCGACGACCGGGTGACGGTAAGCGCGACATTCAAAGTGACCGGGCAACCGACACTCAGTTAGGGAGGGGCAACATGAAGAATATCAAAATAGAGCTTGACAAGGAACGTACCATGCGGTTGGACTTCAATGCTCTGATTGACTTCGAGGAGAAGGCCGGAGTGCGTATTGACCAGGTTGGCGAGGACTTCTCCCTGCGGCAAATGCGGGCCTTCTTGTGGGCGGCGCTGCGGCACGAAGACCCGGATCTCACCGAAGAAGATGTGGGTGCGATGCTCCATCTCGGCAATGTTGAATATGTCTCCGAGAAAATCACCGAAGTCATGCAGAAGCACACCCCTGAGGGTGAGTCAAAAAACTAGATAAACCACCCGATTGGCACGAGGTTCTAGCGATCGGGTTGTGTGACCTGGGCCTCTCCCGCTCCGATTTTCTCTCCCTCACCCCCCGCGAGTTTGACATTCTCTGCAAGCGACAATCTGAGATTGAGAAACGTTGGGACAGTCGCTTTGCGTCCGTCATGGCCCTGCTTGCCAACATTCACCGTGACAGCAAGAAGCGGAAGAGGCCTTACAAAACGGAGGACTTCATGCCCACTGAGAAGCGACAGAAACAGACATGGCAGGAGCAGCTGAAAACTGTCGAGATGATTACCCGCAGAATGGGCGGCGAGGATAGGAGGCTACCATGAGCCTTGGACGATTATTTGTCTCTGTTGGAATGGACACAACCGACTTTGAGCGTTCGCTGCAGGGTATGCAGAGAGGCTTACAAAATGCGGGCCGCACAATGCAGCGAACAGGCGCGACTCTCACCCGCAACGTCACAGTCCCCCTCGCCGCCGTTGGTGCCGGGCTTGGAGCGACCGTTAAGGTAGCTGCTGACTTCGAGTCCCAGATGTCCAGGGTTGGAGCTATTGCGGGTGCGACTGGCGACGACTTTGACGAGCTAGAGGATGCTGCACGTGAGATGGGCCGCACAACATCCTTTTCGGCGACAGAAAGCGCAGAGGCGCTGGAGTTTCTGGCGATGGCCGGCTGGGAGACACACGAGATGACCGCCGGTCTTGAGCCGATCCTGCGCATGGCTGAAGCAACCCAGATGGACCTCGCCCGCGCTTCTGATATCACTTCCGATATGATGTCCGCGTTTGGCATGGAAGCAGACCAAGCCGAGGAGATCACCGACGTTTTAGCTGCCACGGCCACCAGCGCCAACACAAACGTTGAGGGTTTGGGCGAGACGATGAAGTATCTCGCTCCCACGGCTGCCTCCGCCGGCATATCGCTGGAGGAGTCCGCTGCAATGGCGGGCCTCCTGGCAGACCAAGGCCTCAAGGGTGGACAAGCGGGAACCACGCTCAATGCAGTTATCGCCGACCTTACCGACCTGAGTGAAGATGGAGCAGCTGCCCTCCAGGACCTCGGCGTATCGATATACGACAGCGAAGGAAATATGCGGAGCATGACAGATATTACGGGAGACTTGGAATCCGCCACTGCCGACATGACCACCGAGCAGCGGCAGCAGACGATGGCCACCATATTCGGGCAGCGTGGATTGCGTGGCATGAACCTCCTGCTCGGAGCGGGTGCGGATGAACTCAGTGATTTCACTGGCGAGCTGGAGGGCAGCGAGGGCGCTGTCGAGGAGATGGGGGAGCAGACCCGAGACACGCTCAATTATCAGCTCTCCGAACTCCGCTCGGTGTTTGAGGGCCTGATGATTGACATGGGCGAAACCCTAGTCCCCCTCATCCGCCAAGATGTTATCCCGATGATAGAGAATATGGCGGGCGTGGTGCAGCGAGCAATCGAATGGTGGGCAAACCTTGACGAGGGCCTGCGCCGCATGATACTTGTTGCGGGTGCAGTGCTCGCCGCCCTTGGCCCAGTCTTGCTAGTACTTGGCAAACTCATCAGCGTAGCAGGTGCTGTAGTGGGCGCAATCAACCCCGTTACACTCATCCTTGGTGCC